TTTCAGTATCGTCCCACCAGACCTGATTAAATGTGGCGGACATCTTAAAAGTATGAAATATTTTTTTCCTGAAACATCATAAGGTATGTACGTCTTATTTTTATTGATAGTGTGTGTACTGTTATATATTTACACGCGTCCTGGTAGAAAGTATATCGATAAAGAAGGGTATGTTCAAAAGAAAGTCCTGTCACGGAAAGAATGTCGTAATCTCATAGACATCGCAGAGACGTGTGAATTTGAAATAAAAGCAGACGGCGTTGATGACCAACCAGAATATCAAATTGATATTCTGGATGACACTGTAAAACACAAACAACTTTGGGACATATGTAAGAAAATTTACGATACTAAAATGCCTCAAATCAATAAGAAGTTAAATTATGTATTCCTAAAGAGATATACACCCAACGAACGTACACATATTCCACTCCACTACGATGATAATCACACGACGATGAGTTTCATGTTATCTGATACAAAAGAATTTACAGGTGGGCAACTTTATGTATTTCCGTTGGAAGAAACCAAAAAATTGGACGCCCTTGATAAAAGGATGCCGATGACAATTGAGAAACGAAACATTCTCATCGACAACTACACAAATTTACCGATACTTGATTACGAACAAGGTGATATGGTAAAATACCCCGGTGGTACACGGATGCATGGAACGTTGCCTGTTACGTCCGGTAAGAGATACGTGTTAACATATTTCTTCAATTAAGGTTTAATAAACTTCATCACAGCATCCACTTCTGCCTGGGTTAATTTCTTTTCGGATTCGACTCTTACACCCTCATTGTATTCGATACGCCCTTTGTACCGCATGATCATCCAGATAACCACCGCTGTGATGGCGATGATAAGTATAGCCTGGTTGAGTTCCATCTTTTTAAGATTCAGCTTCATTTGAAATATAAAGATATTTTTTTTCTCAGGTCATTATAAAACCATGGGAGGAGGTGGTAGTCAGACCATCAACCAAACATTCAACATGGACGTCGTGAACAAAAGTATCATGACTACAATCACCAATAACCAGCAATCTCTATCCGCCGCAATGAATAATATTCAGAAAGTGACTGTTCGAATTGGCAATATGGGGCCAGATTGTGAGGCTAAAATAGGTCAAAAAATTGATGCGTCATCCCAATCCAGTGCGGAAATGTCACCACAAACAGTAAATGAAGCTAAAACTGTAGTAGCAAATGAGTTGGCTGCATCCGCCGCCGCCGCGATGGAAAAGGTTACAGAGGCGGGTAATATGCAGTTCGGTGACGAACAAAACATGAATCAAGAAGTTAATATGGCGATCGAAAACGTTGTCGAAAACACATTCGAAACGAATAACTTGAACGAAGTTATTTCCGAAATGATCAATTTACAAGAAGGTGACTTGGAAGTGAAGAATTGTAACGGTAAATTAGATTTTTCACAAGATATTGTGGCCACGTTGATGGCTGAAGCTATTACGACATCTCTCACGACGAACATTTCTAATAACGAAACTCTCAACAAACTTCACGCCGCCGCTTCCGGTGAGCAAAAAACTGAGAACAAGGGTATTGCGGATATTATTGGTGCCCTTGGTGATGCTATCGCCGGTCCTATGAAGTACGCTATCATAGCCTCGGTCGTGTGCCTCTGTGTTCTCGTGATCGGTGTAGTCGCGATGTTCATGTCCCCCGCCGGTCAGAACATGGGTAGGGGTGCCATGGCTAAGTTTTAGAATCCATTTGTTATAATCCCGTCAACACCATACTTATACATATATTCCAACTCTTTGTCCTCCTTATGTGTATACGTATAAACCTGTATGTCTTTCATTTTACAGTACGAGATGAAATCATGGTCTAAACATGTCCAGTGAAGAACAACTGCTTTTAGACCTCGAGTTATCGAATCATATTCACTCTGATTAAATGTCGTCTCGAATGTCGAACCTTTTTGAAACATTTCCGGAAGATTGTAAATTAATTTTCGGTTGAAACTGCAAAATATAACATTACGTGTCGAACGATTTTCGTAAAACTTTTCGAGTGCCTGTGTGATTTGAAAGTTATTACCTTTTATGTCGAGAAGAAGAAGCGTATCTTTTATTTCTGGAATTTGATCGTAGACGTCCTCGAGTGAACACACACCCAACTGTCTCAGTTCGTCTATGTTCATATCACGAATGAAATGGTTTCCGACGTATACATCGTGAAACAGTACAATCTCACCCGAACCGCAGAGTTGTATGTCTATCTCCACTCCGTCGTACTCCCTGTGCACAGCTTCCCGTATAGCTTCGATACTATTATCGATGTGCGTGAGGGAGTATCCTCTATGTGCGATACACTTCATTAACTTAAAGAGGTACCAGTCCTTTAACTTAATGATTCTCAGCATCGATGTGGGTATAAGGAATTTGGCGATGTGTCTCTTGGATGAGAAGAGTGGAAACCTCGTGCGAGAGTGGGATGTCGATGGAATTCCACCGCAACACAAGGACGGTGTGTACGTCGCCATGCGTGACCACCTCGACGCGCGACCATGGGTACTCACAGCAGACACGATTCTCATCGAGAAGCAACCCGAACGTAACAAGAAAATGGTGAGCGTCATGCACTTTCTTTATGCGTACTTTATCATTAAGTCGCCCAAAGCTGAAACCATCCTCTACGATGCACGTCACAAAATTCCAGATGTCGCCGGTCCAGGTAAAGCACAGTACAATAAGAGGAAGAAGGTCTCCATCGAGAGGTGTGAAGCCTTTATCAGGAATGGACCCACAAATGCACACTGGTTACCTGTTTTCGAAAAATCTAAAAAGAAGGATGACCTCGCCGACACGGTGATGCAAGCTCTCTCGTTCGTCAACAGGGTTGAAGTGGTACCCGCATCTAAGAAGAAAAAGACGACAAAGTTGGTCGCTCGACGACCCAATGAAAATCAAAAAGCGACAAAATATTCAAAATCAAATTTGGCATGGATTTATCTGAACAAACCAGAATGTGAAGTTTTGGAAAATAATAAAAGATTCATGAAAGATCTCAAAAGATACTATCGGGATCTCAACGAGTTGATTAAAGAAATAAACGGATAGTTGTGTATAATGGAAAAAGTTTTGGATCATGGATTCGTAGAACTCGTAGAACACATGCCTCATGAAAATCTGGATAAGGCTATCGTGGATGGTGCGCGTGTCAGTTACCAAACGGGTACAAAGACGACGCGTGGCGACCGCGGTCTTATTCGGTACCTTCTTCGCCACGCACACACCAGCCCTTTCGAGTTGGTGACGTTCAAGTTTCGTATCAAGGCACCCATTTATATCGCGCGTCAGTGGCTTCGACACAGGACTGCATCCGTGAATGAAATGTCCGCTCGATACTCCATCGTCGATGAAGAGTATTACGTCCCAGAGTTTTACAGGGGTCAATCTGAAGTCAATCATCAGGGGTCGGAGGGTGTCATCGAACTCGGTGACGAGATGCTCGATGTCATCTCCACTCAACAACAGAATGCATTCAAGTTGTACCAGAACTTACTCGAGAAGGGTGTGTGTAGGGAACAGGCACGGGGTGTTCTCCCCCAATCGACCTATACATCCTTCGTGTGGAAGATGGATCTCCATAATCTCATGCACTTTTTGCGACTGAGAATGGATCATCACGCCCAAAAGGAGATTCGAGACTACGCGAATGCCATCTTCAAACTCGTACAACCCCTCGTACCCATGACCATGGAGGCATTCATGGACTTTCGAGTAAATGCCATGCAACTCACCGGACCTGAAATTGAAGCGATCGCGAATGGGACGCCGATCGATTCACCAGGGGAACGGAGAGAGTTCGAGGAGAAAGTAAAAAGGTTAAAAATTAAATGTCCTTAGATTACAACAAACATGTTCGCTATTACAGCTAATACGACATACGCTATTACAGACAAGTTCAAGAAGGTGGGCAAGAAGGTACAAAAGCAAAGGAAGGGTGAGGTTGAGAAAATCAAGGATCGCCTCAAGGACATCGCCCGTGACGAGGAAAAGCGTGCGAAGGACATTTTCAAGCAGCATCAGGATATATTCAAGAAGAAGAAGCCTACCAAGTCCGCCAAGTCTACCTCTATCGACCTTTTCGAAAAGTAAACCATAACGTACACAAAACAAAAATCATAGCCAACGGGGTATCACCCAGTTGTTGAGCCAATAGAGCACATACCACACTGTATTGCACAACCTGTATGTCCTGTCTTGTCTTGCTTATCGATCGTTTCATCGCTGCTCTGGACTTTTCCAAGCCCACAACAGACGCATTTATTTTACCGATCGTGGAGGGTATGGTGGTTGTCGTCATCAGTATCTCACCGATGTCGATAGATTCGAGAAACTGCTGTTGAAGCATGGGCTCCAAATACGTGAAGTAATCAAAATCAGGATCCAATTGGAGACATATTCCCTCGATGAGAGAAAAAGATTTTGCCAAGTACACGAAACTGGTGGGAACGACGAATGGCTTCTCCATCGCGAGTTCCGTCGCCAAGTCGTCATTCAGGATGGCACCACCGTCGAGGGTCTCCAGGTATCCCAAGATGTTTTCGAAGAACAGTTCGATATCCGCAACGTCCGATGAAGTTGGTACGATAACACCTAGTCCTATCAAGATGTTGACTATACCTTTCGTGTCTCGATTTATGATACATGTAAAAAGATCCTTGAAACCTTTTTGAAGTTCTTCACTTAATTTGATGAGTAGGCCGAAATCATAAAATACAAGTTTTCCATTTTTGGAAACACCCAAGTTACCTGGATGAGGATCCGCATGGAACAGGCCTACATCCTTAGTCTGAATTACATACGAATTAACGAGAGCTTCACACACCTTTTTCTTATTCACCTTCTTGTTTTGTATTTCGGTGATTTTTTCTGTTGGTACATATTCCATGACGATCATTTCATCGGTACAGTATTTCTTGTAGACCCTTGGAATCTTGATCCAATCGACGTCTCTGAGAGCCTTTCGAAACATTATGGCATTTTCAACCTCTTGTTTATAATCAGCCTCACCCAAAAGATACTCGATGGAATCGTTGAGTACAAAATCCGAACTGTTTCCGGTATCGATACCTATACTCTGAAAAAACTTTAAGATTTTTCGAACCGTGTTGGTATCCGATTTCATGGTGTCATAGATCCCCGGTCGCTTTAATTTTACAACAACGTGCTTCCCATTTTTTAGTACAGCCTTGTGAACCTGACCTATACTCGCCGACTTGAAAGGAGTCTCTTCAAAACTTTTAAAGATGTCCATGTCCAGTTTGTCCTTCACGAGATTGTAATCGAAAGCTGGAACATTGTCTTGAAGAGATTCGAGTTCTCGTGTAAACTCGGGAGGGTACAGGTCTCCTCGTGTCGATGCTATTTGTCCTAATTTTACAAAAGTGGGTCCGAGCTCCAACAGCTCACCCTTCGTCCACTTTCCAAGTTCGGCCTTGTCTTCCACAAATCGTTCCTTCCATAAAAATTTGGCTGCAAATTTCCATGTTTTTACTCTTTGATTTCCCGCCAACTTGACAGGTGGCACCCCCACTGAATGTTGGCTGAGTACAGACAACATATCTTACAATAGCAGTATACTTTTTTCTATAAGCCCTTAGATATTTTGTTAGTTAACAATAGAATGAAGATTCATATTGTCGGAGCGGGACCAACTGGTATGTCACTCGCATGGGAATTACTTAGGTCGGGTGAACACGAAATTGTCATCTACGATAAAAAAGTATCAGCGGGAGGCTCATGGTGGGAACCGAGCACCGAGTACAGAGACCTTCACGCCCACAGGATTGTCTTTGACAAGGCGTTCATAAACACCATGTCTCTGTTCGAGGAGATGGGAATCGATTGGAACGATTTCTTTAAACCCAAAGACAATGGTCAACATATCAATTACGTTCTTCGTTCTTTACGACTTAAAGACTATGGAACACTCGTTTCCTTTTTCGTTCGGGTTCTCACTCAACCCGAAAAGTACAAGAGCATCTCGGTCAAAGACGCTCTC